GGCGGTAACTAAGTCACATTAAAACAAAAACAATCGCCTCAGCTTCAAGCTGGGGCATTTTTTTAAAAAATGTCTATCCCTAAAATTTTTTTCCCAGCAATTTTTTGAGATTTTCGTTTTTGTTTTTTTGAACTATTTATAATAACACCACATATAGGAGAATATCATGGGTAAAAAATGGAAAAGAATCTTAGTCGAGAGAAGAAAACAAGCTGTTGCGGCACCAGAAGCTCCAGCCGCTCCTGCACCGGCTGAGGTTGAGGTGAAAGTCGAAAAGAAGGCTGCACCCAAGGTAGAAAAAAAGCAGGCTGCACCCAAGGTAGCAAAGAAAGCACCTAAAAAGACTACTAAAAAGTAAATAGCCTTAATTAATTGAAGCCCCCTTGGTCTAAGCAGGGGGTTTTGTTTATTCATCCACTATTTAAGTTTAGGAGTCTTTATGTATGCCAAAAAACCTGTCACCAACATCACAAACAAGCACGATTGTACTTACTTCTACGGGCTCTACTGCTGAAGTAACATCCTCGCTTCCGATAGGTGTGTATTCAAACTCTGCAGCGTTTATCAGTGGCGCATCTGCACAAGTTTCATATGTTTATAAGAAATTAGGTGGAGATGTTGTTGATATCGAGCTAACTCCGGCTAATGTCTATGCGGCATATGAAGAAGCTGTATTAGAGTATTCATACATTATCAATATGCATCAAGGCAAAAACGTGCTGTCTACTGTCTTAGGTGAGACAACAGGAACGTTTGACCACACCGGTGAGTTGCAGACAGGGCCAAGTGGTTCTAACTTAAAGTTTCCAAGATTTAGTCTTGGTTACTCACGCCGTGTTGGAGACGGAGCAGCCGCCGCCGGCGGGTTTGGTGGCACAGTGCCACAGTATTCTGCATCATTTTGCCCCGTACAAGACCAACAAGATTACAATTTACAAGCAATCATTCAAAGTGCGTCAAATTCAACAGTTGATCAAAAAGGTAGAACAGTTGATTATGGCGGAAAAGTTGAAGACTCCAGAGTTGTAGTAACAAAAGTGTTTTTCCGCTCACCAAGAGCAATGTGGCGCTTTTATGGCTACTATGGCGGCGTTGGCGTAGTGGGTAATTACTCAACTTATGGTCAATTTGCTGATGATTCCACGTTCGAAATCATTCCTACTTGGCAAAATAAAATGCAAGCTATTATGTACGAGGATTCAATTTATACACGAACATCGCACTACTCATATGAGCTTATTAACAATAATTTAAGACTCTTCCCTACTCCAAGCTATTGGGGATTAGGTGAGCAAGATGAAATATGGGTTAAATTCTATGTTGATTTAGATGCATTTGCTACTGGTTCTTATGATGTTGGCGTAGAGGGCATTAATAATATTAACACGCTTCCATTTGACAATTTACCATTCGAGAACATTAACTCAATGGGTCAGCAGTGGATTAGAAAATATGCATTAGCGCTTTGCAAGGAAATGTTGGGACAAATCCGAGGCAAATTTACAACTATGCCAATTCCAGGTGAAAGTGTCACACTTAATCATGCTGAACTACTCAGCCAAGCTAAGGATGAGCAAGCAGCACTTAAAGACAAGCTTAAGGAAATGCTTGATACCCTTACTTACGAGGAACTTGCTAAGACTGACCAAGAACTTACGGATGCTGCGGCTAATATCTTAAAGGTAACTCCGCTGCCAATTTTTGTGGGGTGAAATAGATGGCGAATGAATGGAAGAAACCAGATGCACCACCTCCACCGCTGTTTTTAGGTAAAAAAGAGCGAGATTTAGTCAAACAAGTCAATGATGAACTTATTGAGAAGATCATCGGACAACAAATATTGTATTATCCCATTGACTTAGAAACAACTAAATTTCACGATCTATATGGCGAAGCTGTAGACAAAAACTTTTTGCCTCCAGTGAGAGTTTATGCACTTGTTGAATTCAACGAAGAGTCTACCAGCTATAAAGAAGGTTTTGCAATTGACAAAGACTCTGCGATTACAGTCAAATTTCATCGACGTAGGCTTATAGAAGATCAAAACTTGTACGTAAGAGAGGGTGACTTTGTGCTATATGGCGATACTTACTATGAGATCGTGAAGTTATCAAAACCTCGAAAGCTTTTTGGCCAAGTAGAGGAAACATTTGAGATTGCAGCGACGTGTAAGCGCGCCAGAAAGGGGTTATTCGATGCTACCTGATAATTTTGACTACGCTTTGATCCCATCGGGCTCTTCCCAGTTTACTTTAAAAGAAGTTGGAATGTATTCTTCCACAATAGAAGATATTGACTATGTTATTACTTCTTGGTTGAAGGAAGACTTAGATCTTTATTGCAATACTAACGAGGGTTTTAGAAACATTCCTGTTTTATGGCAAGCACCCGAAAGATCGTATCAGATTAAAAACGAAAAAACATTAAGAGACAATAATGATGCATTAAAACTTCCGCTTATAAGCATTGAAAGAACAAATATTGTCAAAGATCCCGAGAGAAAAGGCTCATTTCAGGCACACTATTATTCAGTTGACAAAAACGGCAGATCAGGCAGATTTGTAATTGCACGCAGAATAGTTCCTGATAAGACACGTAATTATGCTGTTGCATCGGGCACCAGAACAAATACTACAGGTAAATTACAACGTCATTATCCAAGAGTTAACAAAAAAGTTGTCGTTCAATCGATTTCTATCCCTATACCGGTTTATGTAAACGTAGAGTATAAAGTATCGATTGTGACAGAATATCAACAACAGATGAACACGTTGATTACTCCGTTTATAACAAGAACGGGTCAAATCAATGCTTTGTCGCTTACAAGAAACGGTCATTCCTACGAAGTTTTTATTGATCAGACTTTTTCCCACAACAACAACGCTGCAAGCCTAAACGAAGATATAAGGGAATTTAAAACAGATATAAACATCAGAGTTTTAGGATATTTAATTGGCGAAGGCGACAACGATGATAGACCAATCGTCCGAGTAGATGAAAATACTGTCGAGTATGTATTTCCGCAAGAAACTGTAGTACCTGCCGGAAATATTAACTTGTTTGACAACGAATAGCAGTTCAGGATATGAATTCAAGCTTTTTATTACTTCTCGAACATCCTTTTGGATTCCAAAATACTATTTAAATTATGATTGAGGCATCAATTAATACCATATTATAATGAGGGAAACTAAATATGTCAGTAAAAAGCTTTAAATTCGTATCTCCCGGAGTGTTTATCAACGAGATTGACAACTCGTTCATCCCCAGATCTGCAGGTGCGATTGGACCAGTAGTCATCGGACGCTCCCAAAGAGGTCCCGGAGGACAACCAGCAAAGGTTGAGTCCTACTCAGATTTTGTAAATTTATTTGGAGACACAGTTCCAGGTGGTGCTGGTGGCGATATTTCACGCTACGGTAACTTCCAGTCTCCCATGTACGGAACTTACGCAGCAAAGGCATTCTTAGTTTCCAACGTAGCGCCTTTAACTTATGTGCGTGTTCTTGGTGAACAGCATCCAAACAACGACGGCTCAACTGCTGGTCAAGCTGGTTGGCAAACTGCCGACAACCCGACTGTAACACCAGCAACAGCCTATAATATTGGAAACGGTGGTGCATACGGACTGTTTGTGTTTGCTAGTTCTAGCTGCTCGACCGGCGGTCGTGCAGTACTTGGTCAGACTGCTAGTCTTGGAACTGGGTCACTTGCAGCAATTTGGTATCTTAATAATGATTCAACTATCGTGCTTAGCGGAACACTCTGGGGAGCCTCCCCTGGCGATCCAAACTTCCTAACTGGTGGTCTTGGACACGTTATTGTTGCTGATGCTAATTCAGGAGATAGTTTCAAGGTTAGAATTCAATCTACAACGTCATCTTATGACAGGACAATTGCTTTTAACCTCGATGATTCATCGCAAGGATTCATTAGAAAAGCATTTAATACAAACCCACAACTTGTTTCGGAGCCGGCAGCATATTACCCCACCGACTCATTCCAACCATATTGGCTTGGTGAAACATACGAGCAAGAGATTAGAGACGCTGGATTAGCCACAGGAACTAAGCTCGGTGTGCTCTTGCCTTTAGCAGTCAGTGGAACAGTCGGTCCAAATAACGCTGCAACAGGACCTCACAACAAAAAGGTTGCTCATCAAGAAGCTAGAACAGGCTGGTTTATTGGTCAAGATTTGACCGGAGACAAGGACGCATTTATTGCTTCTGCGTTGCCAAAACTCTTCAAGCTTAAAGGTCTTGGCCACGGTTCTTGGTTAAATGAGAACGTTAAGGTTTCAATTGAGAAGATTCGAGTATCCAATACCACCACAAGTGACTATGGTACATTCTCGGTTGTCCTTAGAAACTCTATGGATACAGATAACAAGCGTCAGGTTCTTGAAAGATTCGACAACCTTAACCTCGATCCTACAAGTCCAAACTTCATCGCTAGAAGAATTGGAGATCAATATCA